CTTATGATGAAGATTGTCTGTTGCGCCAATGTTTTACTATCAGCATAACGACAATCAAAACGGTTACACAAACACAGGCAAAACCTATTTGTTTAAGCAACGTGGATTCTTTTTTCTCTTTTACCCCTTCAGTCTTGGTTTCTTCATGTTTGGTGGAAGTGGCTTCCTTGTCAGCTTTCACCTCCGTACTGTCTTTGGTTGCAGTTTCCTTCCTTTTATTCTTGCTGAAATCACCTTCCACATGACCGTCTGCCAATAACGGAGGTTTTCCAGTCAGACTGTCGGGCGGTTTTCGGGTATCATAGATACGGAAATCAATTACATAGTTACCATTAGTGGTAATGAGTTCGCTCAAAGACGTACTTGATCCGTGTACGATATTGACAGATTCACGTGTACTATCTTTCTGTATAATCTTAGTGTCTGACTTGACAGCCTTATGCGAGCTACCACAGGC